AGGTTACACCGGACGCTATTAAAACCTGCACTTAGACGAATCGGAGAATAGCTGATGTGGATCTTTCATGGTAATCCGATCGAGTCACACGATGATCTCCACCCGGACTGCACCTACTTCGTATATGTTATCACGTATGATAACGCCAAAAGGTACATCGGCAAGAAGTGTGTCCGGTCTATTCGCCGAAAGCCACCGCTGAAGGGTAAGAAACGTAACCGTCGTATTATGACGAATCATAAATTTGATAATTACCAGGGTAGCTTCGAGGATGCCTCAGAAATGAGAGCTATTCATAAGGAAATCCTGTATCAGTGCAGCAGCTCTAAAGCTGCCACTTATATGGAGATTGCAGAGCTGGTTGATACAGACGCTATATTCCGAAAGAGCTACATCAACGAGAATATCAGCGGCACCTTCTTCAAAAACTCATTAGATGGGTGGATACGAGATGCTTAAAAAAATGAGTAATACCAAACACTGTGCCATTGTCCCTGCTCGTCAGGAACGTATAAGCGTTTTACGTGGGTGGTTCATCACCAGATATCGTGTTATTGATATGGACGATCAAGATATACTCCAACCCTGGTTTGAAACGAAAAAGGAAGCTACCAGAATTGCTAAAGAACTGGGGTACACAGTCGTATGATTAACGTAGAATTCGAAACACGAATAACGACGTGGAGCATAATAGATAAACTTGCTGATCTCGTTGACGTTGATCATATGTCTTTCGACATTGAAACCAAGGGACTGTATGGCAAGGAACAGCGTAAAGAGGCTCTTAAGCTTCTCGACGCAGACCTGGATGCTTACACACATAAACTGGTAAGCGTAGTGGCTAACAATAGTGGACTAAGCTTTCCATCACTGGTGGAGACAACTCACTTTATTTTCGGTATATCGGAGAGCACAGCAGTAGTTCTCGTACCACCGAATACTAACACTGAAATGATGATATGGAACTGGCTCTGCAAATATCAGGGACTGTTGTTTATTCATAACACGTTATTTGACCTGAAGGTCATGTACCATCGTATCCGTTGTTTACCAAAACGGTACGATGACACAGCACTCATGCTAAAGACTCTGATCAATCACTCAGATGTCTGGAAAGCAAAGATTGGACTCAAGGACGCTATGGGAAGTTACTACTCACCAGCTTGGGCACTATTCGACGAATACGAACCTGAGAATCCAAGAGATTCAAAATTCTTGGAGTACGCAGCAACTGATGGAGCTGCAACTTTTAAACTCTGGGTAGACATCCAAATGCACGTCATGGGTGATACCTGGTCACACCCCGAAGAGCGAGACTTTAACTAATGTATTATTACTACGTAGCAATGAGTGGCGTCTATATGCAAGGTGTCTACTTCATATCAGATGATGTTGCACTTGCGAAGGCCGAAGCAGAGAAGCTGGCCAAAGCTGATGTGGATAACTACCACACCTGGGATGTTTACAACTACCACAGTGGTACAAAAGAATCTCACCTGTATTACCAGTTCAACAAGCAAGAAGGTTCCAGGTACCAACTTCCTGGTGAAGCCTTTACCGAGTGGGAAAAATTTAGATGAGCCTTTATGACGATATGTTCGAAATGGACAGGCACTTCAAAAAATTAAGAAGAATTGTAACTGTCCACCATGAAGAGAACAAAAGATTAGCTGAAGCCTGGGAACGTATCAGTAACTCTCATGCTGATATGGAACGTACTGAAATGAAAACAGAACCTGTTATACGTGCTATTTCTACCGTATTAGCAGCGTTCGAAGTAAACCGAGGATACGAAGAATGATACTTTTAAACCAATCAAATTTTGATTTGCACTTCGACATCAAGAACACTGTTGATCTGGCAAATACCATAGCTCAGTGGCAGGACCCAGCTCATCTGATGGGGCTCATGTACCGTGAGATCGAGTTGCTGAACGAGAAACTGGCACTGGCCAAAAAAGGGTTGTATGAACTAGGTAATCCTATGCATTTCTCCAATCCTGGGGATCCGGATGCCAGGATGAAGCATGCTAACCACGTAGTGAGTGAAGTAGAAGCCCCGTGAGACCTTACGAGTTACTGCCTATGCCGGCACCCAGGGATTTTGATCCCTCGGAAGAGGATCCACTATTCTTCTACGAAAACTTTGCCAAAGCATTCATCCCGGACATGATCCAGATGATGGATGTTGGCCTACATATAGATCCGGATGCTGTTGAGGAACTCCGTTCCACTATAGATACGGTCCTAAAGAGTGTCTCAGACCGCCTGGAAGCCAACCCACTGATCAAACAGTATCAGAACAGCAGATTGCCTGAAGCACAACGTGCACACGCTGAGAAGGCCACACAGGCCCTCAGAACGCTTAATCATTATAAACAGACGTATAAGCCTGGCGACATGGTACATCGCACCTGGGTAGTGAATGAGCATCTACGGCGTCTTATGCGGCATGATGACGAACAAGATAAGTGGACTGTTAAGGATTTGAAGCAGTACAACTTGTTTCTGAACGATCCGTTCATAAAATCAGTAATTGCAAAACGTGAACTGAGTGGAAACTCACACGTTAAGTTAGCCATGACATCTCTGGCCAAGTACAAATTGGAACTATGGAATAGACCACGTTTAGCCAAAGCTCAGGAGCCCGTAGAGCTCGACCCCTATAATCCTGGCAGCTCCAAACAGAATGGTGAGTTCTTCATAATGATGAAAGTTGAGCCAACTGCCTGGAGCAAGGATACCGGTGAGCCATCCTGGGGACGTAAGCAACTCGAGATAGTTCAGAAAGGTACTACCGATCCTGACATGCTCGACGTACTTGAAGCTATGATTGATTTCTCATACAGCGCTATCATTAAGAACAATTTCTTGAAGGCGTTCGACTCATTTACAATTGACGGAGTACTTCATGGCAACATTAAGCTCTTTGGTGCAAAAAGCTTTCGTCCTACTTCTAATAATCCTAACCTTCTCAATGCTCCTAGTTCTGGGAGTATTTATGCCAAGCCGTTAAAGAAATGTCTTATTGCTCCGCCTGGTCGAGTAATCTACACCGCGGATCTTAGTGCTCTCGAAGATAGAGTAATGGCAAATCTGTCTGGTGATACCAACAAGATGAACATCTTCCTGGAAGGTCTCGACGGTCATTCCCTAAACTCCTGTGTCTACTTCGCTGAAGAGATAGCAGAGTACATGGGACCTGCCCCGGAAAACAATGTTCCGTACATCAAAGAATTCTACCGCCTGGTGGAAGATGAGAAGCACAAGGAACTAGGGGTGATACGATTCAACTCGAAAGCACCAACATTCAAACTTGCCTATGGAGGCTATCCCGATGCCGATAAAGGAGGAGTCATCACTCAAGATATTTTTGATCGTTATCATAATGTACTTTATCCTGGCATTACTCGGTACCGTGAGCAGTATGTTCTGCCTAGCACTAAGAGTAACGGCTACATCCATCTCGGTCTCGGATGCAGAATGTACAGTAACAAACCTGATCAGGCTATTCGGACTCTGAACAACGCAACTGTGCAGTTCTGGAGTATCCTCACTATGATCGCCATCAACGAACTGAACCATCGCATCGTCATGGAAGGAATGTTCCCATACATGGATGTCATCTCAACGATCTATGACAGCATCTACCTGAGCTGTGACAAGGATCCTGAAGTCATCGCATGGCTGAACGAGAACATCATCGAGATCATGACAATGCAGTATCTCGAAGACGAACCTATTCGCAACGAAGCGAGTGGAGATATAGGCCTGAACTGGGCCGATCTCCACCGTGTCCCTAATCACGCAACACCTGCTGAAATAGCAGCTATTCTGGAGACGTTATGACTGATCGATTTTTAACTGAAGATGAGTGGGAAGTTGAATTTAAACCTGATGTGTTCATCGACGAGGAGCAAATATGAAAGTTAGTTACACTGTAAACTACTCCGGGGTTGTCGAAATTCCTAATGAGGAATGGGACCAACAAACCAAAGCAGATTACGAAGATGATCTTGGCCATTTTGCGTTTACGTTCACACAGGAAGAAATCGGTGCATGGAAAGGATTAACAATTGACAGCATAACGGAGAAACCATGAACGATATCTGTATACCAGTGGAACACATGCTCGAGCACGGATTCGTCCGTCACCTGGGCAACTACGGTACCGACTTAACTGTCGTTCGCCGAGCTCGACAATCCTATGACGCTGACTGGCGTACTGGTATCGAGGGCAAGAGTGACATGGGGCTTATCAAGTACCTCATGAACAACGGCCACAACACCCCATTCGAAGCACCCAATGCTGAATTCGAAGTGAAGTCACCTATCTTCGTATTCCGTCAGTGGCACCGTCACCGCACGCAGTCATACAACGAGGTATCCGGTAGATACGTTGAACTCCCCGAGGAGTTTTACATCCCTGCCGCTGATTACATCACGCTGCAGTCAACTGACAACAAGCAAATGCGGACGGATGAATCTCATCCCGATGCTGAGTGGTGGCGTGAAGCGAGTGCTGCAAATATGGCAGCGACTTTCGAGCTGTACCATGAAGCCATTCGCCGGGGCATTCCCCGTGAATTGGCTCGAGTGCCTCTGCCTCTCGGTACATTCTCCAGGATGAGCGCTTCAGCTAATCTATGGAACTGGATGCGTTTCATGAAGGAACGCCTCCATCCGCACGCCCAGTACGAAATTCGTGTGTATGCCCTTGCAATTCAGAAGGCTCTCACTGAACTGTACCCTATCAGTATGAAGTATTTCAACGACAGTTTAGACTATTAATGTGGAAATTGTGGGTGTTAGGAGCCATTCTTGGCGTCTACCTGATATCCACGGAGTTAACCTATGTCCCTATCGTGTGTCACTCGCTTACTCAACAAGATCAAAGCACTGATTGGTGGGAACAAGTCAAACGAGATCGATTTACCGACGACAAAGTCTTCGGAAAAGACCTGTGATTGGTGTGGTGAAGAAAATCCAGACGAGCACAAAGATCTAAAACTTGTTATATCTGAGCTGACCCATAACTGGGGCCTGGAACGTAACGTTATGGTGAAGCGGATATCCGAATTAAGAAAACAAAACGAGTACTTAACAACAGAACTTACAAAAGCAGATAGGAAATTATATGAACAACAGTAACGAAATGATATTCTTTAGTTACTTCGACATGATGGCTTCTAACATCCATGCCCATAACGTTAGCGTTGGCTGGTGGGATGATCCTGACGAGTGTTTATTCCAAAAGCTTCAGATGACATCTACTGAAGTCGCCGAAGCAACCGAAGGCGCCAGGAAGAACCTGATGGACACACACCTTGAACACCGTGTTATGGAAGAAGTGGAATACGCTGACACCATGATTCGTGCACTCGATCTGGGTGGACGTTTAAAACTTTCGTTTGATGAAGATGCTTCACCACATCGTTGGTGTCTACCTACCAACACCGTAGGAAAGCAACAACTAGGAATCAATGCTGCAATAATTGATTTTGCTATAGCTATCGAAGAGTATGAACTATTCCAGCCTCGTGAAATTTATTTCATGCAGCTGGAAAGGATGTACTCAATTCTTATCGTCAGCATTGTGAAAGTATGTAACAACCGTGGCTTCGCACTCTACAATGCAATGGATGAGAAGCTGGTCTATAACGCAAACCGTGCTGATCATAAACGTGAGAACCGGGAAAAAGAAAATGGGAAGAAATTCTAATGACTGAAATTACAACACAACTCGATTACGTATCTACTCCGATCCCGGACGATGGCGTATTCAAGATCAGCCCGAGTGCATTCTCAAAGTTCGTTGAACGTCCTCACTCCTGGTATCGCCAGGAAATCATGAAGGAAGACGTCTTCGAATACAACACTGCCAGTGTCCTTGGCACCATCGTCCACTACTGTGCGGAGAAGGTTGCCAAGAACGAAGAGGTAGATCTCGATGAAATTGAAAAGTACATCGCCAAGCACAAGCCGAACGAAGATTACGTTCCAGCAACTGTGCGTGCTCAGTTTCAAGCTATGGCTGAACGCCTGGTCAACGACTACGTACTCGATCGTGAGTTCCTGGAAGTTGAAACCCAGGTATGCTCTGTATTGAAAGATCTGTTCTACGTTGCCGGCACACTTGATGTGCTCGAGGGAACGAAGGACGATTGCCTATTGGGTGATTATAAAACCTACAGCTCGAAGACAAAGCCGAGATCTATCCCTCAGCACTACAAATATCAACTGCTGGTGTACGCCTGGATTCTCAAGAAGCTCGGCTACAACGTCACCAGGATTCGTCTGATCTACGTCAACCGTCACATCGAAGGTGAGATCAGTGAGAAGACTAACAAGCGGATGAAATCTTATCCGCCGGAAGTCACAGTGCTGACTGAAACTATCGAACAGTCTGACCTAGATTTTATCGAAGGTCTGCTGATGCTTTGTGTAGACTCGTGTCTTGCCAGCGATGAGCATCCCGAACTCAATCATGTCATCTGGCATGATCCAAGATTGGCTACATAATAGGAGGTAGTTGTCTGATGTCTTTTGAGTGCCCGAAGTGCAGGCGTATGGTGTCCTATTGGGATTTGCACCGAATACCTGGTTTTATTAACAAGATAAAGTACGTCTATTACCGCTGTACTGAATGTTTAGGTTGGGGTAAAAACCAGTGAAAGATTTATCCGATGTGAGTCTGGAGTGTTTGAAGGCTAACCATGAAGCTCAGCTGGTTATTTTGCCTAAGCTCCGGACTCGGATCACCCTCGACGGTGTGCTGGAAGCGATGAACCGTCCAATGACTGAAGTCGAAAAAGAACTTACTCGACGCGGTGGATTTAACCTAACAAATAGTATACTATATGTTACTAAGAATGTGTGAAGGCCGAATGGTTCCTTACGCGCACATGGACGATGCGCGTGAGTACCAATACCTGGACAAGGAAGGCAAGAATGATATTAAAGCCAGGCTCTGTTCACGCTGTGTTACACACGATCGAGCTCGAGGTTACGTGCTTGAACGAACTTTTACCGATGAGGAATTAGATGACTGAAATAGCTCTGCTGGGATTTGTATCAGCGCTCGGGGCCTTTATCATTATCTGGAAAATTAACCTGCGGTGGTTCTGCAGGTTTCACTGGCAGACAGACCTGATATTTGCAGGCTTGGTGTGCTGGTTGTTCTTCGGAACGTTCAGTGGCATGGCAACTGCTGCTGTAGCTGGAGTCGTATTTAGCGGCTTCTTATTTTGTGCAAAATTTATTGAGGAAGTAATATGAGTAATGTAAAGATGCTGATCAGCGGTTTAACTAATAGCGGCAAGACCAGTCTCCTGCAATCCCTGACAGATGTGTTGATAATCGCCAGAGACGGAAAGCAATATCCGTTTCCCCAGGCACATGTCAATGTCCCGGATTTCACCAACATAGATTTCCTGATCGATCTGATCGTCGAGAAAGTTGAAGCCTATGAAGCGAAGATGGGTCATGTACCCAAGACTATCGCTATCGATTCAATATCGAAGATCCTCCTGGACATCGAAGGCTACGTCCTCGACCAGGTGAAGTCGTATCCGTACGGCAAGGTCAACACTGAGATAAAGAAGTTCGTAGATTTCGTTGAACGTGATATGGCAGAGAGCTTTAACGTCGTACTCGTGTCGCATGCCCTGTATAACGAAGACACCAACGGCTACAACCTGGTTAACGCCGGCGGTAGCTACGGTAAGAAAGGCGGCATGCTTTCTGAAGTTGACGAAGCAGTCTTCCTGGAAGTCAAAGGAAAGAAGCGAATCATTCATTACCGCAATTCGAAAATGGCTTCACGAACTGTAGTATCAGAACTCCCGGACGATTGTCCTCTGGAAGAGTTCGACCTGCAGAAGCACATTGAACTACTCGGCGCCAAGAAGAACAAAGCCGCGGAGTGGTCTCTGTAAAAATTAAGTGTTCCTAGACTCCACCTAAGCCGTTTACCCTTGTTTGATATCCGCTAAATCTGCAGATAATAGCTCTCAACTAGGATCAGCTGGATAGTGGTGTAGGCTTGGAACCACAATACACGGGCTCTCATTTAAGTTTGATCCCAATCCATGTTCGAGTCATGCTCGAACCTGTCTCCGACGGTAATGATCTGCCCAGGAGGCAGTCCCTGGTGCCAAGGCAATGTGCCGATAATCCGGTGTAACCTTGGTAACTGGGGAAACTTAAATTTATCGTGACAACTGGAGTTGTCGCGTTCCACAGGGTTGACACCCTACAATCTCTGAGAGGTATAATATGTCGTTTTTTAACGCAAGTAAGAAGAAAGAAGACGTCCAGCAAGGTGGTAGTAACCACATTACTGGTTCGGGATTTTTCCCAATCACTATTCTCGCTCCTGTCGTGAGTGTATCGAAGGGAGGCTCTGAATCAGTTGACCTATACGTCGAGCACCAGGGCCAGAAGCAGATTGTGTTCGGAAATCTCCGTGTTACAAACAATGACAAGACGCCGAATAAAATCGGTGCCAAGATCTTTAATCAGCTGCTCATCATTGCTGGTTTAGATACTGTCGCAGATCCGGTCGATGCTGAATTGCCAATAGGCAAGAAAGGCGCGAGTAAACCGTGTTCTGTCTTGGAAGACCTGGCTGATCTGGACGTAGTAATGCGTGTCCAGATGGAGTATAGCAAGTACAACGGCAACATCCAGGAGAAGAAGATAATCAAGTCTTTCTTCCGGGCCGATGACAATGCTACGGCTGAGGAAATCGTCAACGAGGAAACTCCTGGTGCCGGTTACGTCCGTGAAGGTAAGTACGAGAATAACGTTACTTACAAAGATGGTCTCGACGAAGCCACCATTACGGCGTGGATCTCTGCCAAGCGTCCGGATGGTACCGGCACTGAAAGCAGTGAATCTTCTCCCAAGGAAGCTCCGTCTTTCGGAACAAAACGTTTCGGAAAACCTGCTGACGACTAACGGTCTGTGGGGCGCTTACTCCTAGCCATAGGGTGTACCATTCTCGTTGTCGTAATGGCAACGGGCTCGGTAATAGCGTCCTTCTACTTTGCTTATTTATTGTTGATTGTTATTTTCATGGGTGTAGTAGGCACAATTGCCTGGAAGTTTTTCACTCGTGCACCACCAGCAATAGATTGGTACAAGTACGAAGATTCTGATTAGCCAACTGATGATGCTTTGACCGGGGAGCAATTAGCCCCGGTCACTGTTTAAAAGGTATGCGTCGGAACTACACTGCCCAAACCAGCAGCCTCAAACGGTGAGTGGATTAATCCACCAAACGTCTCAGACTTATTGATCAAGTTAGCTTCGAATATTGTATTCACGTCAGTACCTAAAGCTTCCTGTATTGTTAGCTCAGTAGCTAAACTTATAGG